CGGCGCTCGATACCCCCAACATCAAGTGGCCTGGTTTTGCGCCGCCCAATGGCCGACTTTTACCCCGCCGTTGACAGCCGCTGGTATGAAATCTGCCGCCTGCCCCTGAAATACGAGGACGAGACGGCGACCGATATCACCGCGACCTACTCGCTCAATGAGGACGGTAGCGTCCGGGTCGATAATCGGTGCTTCGATGAGGACGGCGAGCCTTCACAGGCGCTGGGCAACGCAACGCCGGTCGATGATGCCAATTCCCGTTTGAAGGTGACGTTCCTTCCCGAGTTCATCCGGTGGATACCGTTCACCAGCGGCGATTACTGGGTGCTGAAAATCAATCCGGAGTACCAGACGTCCTTGGTCGGAACCCCCGACCGAAAGAACCTTTGGCTGCTGGCACGTCAACCAGACCTGCCTGCCAATGAGCGCGAAGAATACCTAGCCGAAGCCCAGCGCCAGGGGTTTGACCTCACCGACCTGATTACACCCACCCACACGGGGCGGGAAGTGACGGACGAAATACTCAGGAAGGATTAGGGGCGCAGTCTCCCACGCCCCATGTTGATTAAGCCTCGGCCTTGGCCTTCAGCGCCGCGATGATCTCATCCTTGGTGGGCGGCGTGTCATCGCCCAGCACCTTCGATGCGGCGGCCTTGAACGCCATGAAGTTACCATCGGCCAGATCGAGGACTTCGGCAGCGGACTTGGGCTGATCGTCGTCCCTGGGCTTTTCGGCCTTGGCCTTGCCTTTCACGATGACCTTCACCTTGTCGCGGGCAAAGGCATCGATCTGGGCCTCGGTCAGTTCCTTGGCGTCGAGGACATCGGCGGACTTGCCGGCCGGAACGACCTGATGGCCGCCCTTAACCTTGAAGGCCTTCGCGAGAAAGCCCTCGTTCTTGACGTGATACTGGGCCATGGTCAGGTCCTCGTCCCCTTGCGCAGAACGTCCGGGCGCTGCACGAAATACAACGGGTAACTGTAAAGTTCGCCGCGCGTGAACGCCTGACGGTCACGGTCCGGGATGTTCATGGCGTACACGTCCTGCCCCAGCGTGTTGACGTAGGGACCAAACTCGGCCGGAGCCATCGCCTTCTTGAACACGTCCCGGGCACCAACGGGGAAGAACTTCGCTTCATCCGGATCGATCGCCACCGTCGAGTTGTCGTCGGTGCCGCGATAGTTGTGCCAGGTGATCCCGCCGTAGGTGAAGGCCTGCCACGTCTTATCCTGACGGAGGTCGGCAGCCGCAGCCCAGTTGAGGTAGGTCTTTTCCACCTCGGGATGCGAGATCAGGTCATCATAGAAGGCATCACCGACCAAGGCGTGGATGGTCGTGGACGGAGTAAACGCTCCTCCGGCGGACCGCGCCATGGCACGGATGACGGTAGCGCACTTTTTGCGAACCGCACCGGTGGCCGGGCTGGCATTGTCGAGGTCGAAGTCAATAGCCGTGGCCTCGGAGACACCGAACTCGGTGAAGTAGTTGTAGATCACCGTGGTGCCATCGGCATCGAGCAACAGGCCCTGGAGCGCACCGAGGCGGTGATACTCGTGGGTCAGATCCATGTCGTCGCGGACCATCGCCATGCGGCGCAGATATTCGGCCTGCACCTGGGCGAATTCGGTTTCCGAGCCAAAGGCACGGATGCCCTGGATTTCCTCGGCATAGAGTGTAAAGCCCTTGGCGAGGCGCGTGGTCTTGAGCGGCACCGCATTGCGGGGATCGACCTCAAGTTCCTTGGGCGGCGCACCGGTGGGGCTGGTCGGGATGAGCGTGAGAGCATTTTCCCGACGATCCACGAACAGCGACCGGGTGCGAACCGGCATGGGCTCGAAGATGCCCAGCGACCCCAGAAGCTGGGGCTTGAACCCGACCTTGCTGACCGCGCCGGTGAGCGAGGTCATCGAGAAGGCCGAGTTGTTGAAGATATCCATAGATGCCATGGTATCGGCCTCCTTTAGCGGACGATGATGCCGAGCGCCTTGAGCGCAGCGTTGGCCGTGGCCTTCGCAGCGTCATTGGCGCCGGACTGGTAGATGAGGTGGGCACCGTTCACTTCGCAGTCGCGAACGACGACGGTCTTCTTGACGGTGCCGACTGCGGCCTCGAACAGGATGCCCGCGATCGTCTGGGAGCCATCCTCACCAGCCGGGGCATACGCCACATAATTGCCGCTGGCCGTCAGCTTGCCGAGGATGGTGCCTGCGATCAGACCGGGCGAGGCGCCGGCAGCGACCGTGCCGGTATCACGGCTGCGGTACATGCCGTTGGCCTCGGAGACGAGGAAATTGGCCGTGCCGCGGGTTTCATTGAGCTGTGCCATGGGTCAGGCTCCTTTCTTGAACTCGACGCCTGCCGAGGCAAACACGCCCTCGCCCCAGCCATCGTTGGCGACGATGCTGTGGTCCTGGGTGCGCAGTGCATCGCGGACAGTATCGTTGGGCTTGGCGTCCTTAGTGAGCGCCTTGAACATGCCGTTGATCTCGGCGGGCTGGGCGTCCTTGACCATCTCGTCGCCGAGTTTGGCCACAACGGTCGCCTTGCGGAGTTCGTCATCGGTCTTGCCGGCAGGATCGATCGAGGCATCGATGGCCTTGACCTGGGTTTCCAGCGCAACGCGATCGGCGACGAGCTTGGACACGTCGATATTGGCCGCGTCCTGCGCCTTCTTGAGATCGGCCTTGAGGGTGCCGATTTCGGTGTCCTTGGCCTCAATGGCGGCCTTGTGTCCGGTTTCGGCGTCGGTGAGTTTCGTCTGGGCGTCGGCGACGGCCTTCTGAAGTTTGTCGATGGCCTGGGCGCCCTGATCGGTGGTGCTCACCGAGAGACCGTCCACGACCACAGTACGAAGTGCATCACTCACGGTGATTGTCTCCTGGGTGGTTGTAGGGATCGGGGCAGCGCCCCAGGTTTTCGCGCTGTCACCAACGCGAGCTTTGGACCCCGCCCGGGCCTTGTCGACCAGTGCGAGGTGATTGACGCGGATGGACCGCTGAACGGCGTCGTAGGGCTCGCCCTGGGGCGTCGTGCCGGGCGTGAAGTCGAAATCGGCCACATACCCCGCCGACAGTTCCCGCTTGCCGCCCTCGATCGCCTGAATGGCAGCAGCGTCCTTGAAGATCAGCGGCAGCTCGACCCAATCGCCCACTTGCTTCGCCGCGGTGCTGACCTCACCGACCGAAAGCTGGCGCCAGTTCTCTGCTGTCACCTGCTCGGTGGGGTGGTCGATGGTGATCGGGGCATGGCTGAAGCTCTGGAGGCTGTCCTTGGCGAATACCTCCTCAGCGGGGCGATAGACCCGAACGACCAGCATATCGGGCTTGCCGAGTTCGTCTCCGGTATAGAGTTGGATACCGGTGCGGACGCACTTGGCGGTCGCGACAAGGTAGCCGTCAGCGATCCGGCGAGGCTTACCCTCGACGGTTACAGCGTCTGTGAATTGCATGGTGGTCAGTCCTCCCGGACTTCCTCGAAGATTTCCGCGCCCAGCACGATCTTGCCCTGATAGGGCTCGACGCCGTCCGGCATTTCACCGCCCACGGCAATCGAGATATGCGGTTGATAGTCGGACCAATCCCACGAAGCCCCGGCCTCGCGGATTTCCTTGTTCCGCCACACCAACTCATTGGCCGTGATCAGCAGCGCCTTATAATCACCGGTCGGGCCTAGTTCTGCCATCTGGCGCGGACCACCGGCGGCGATCTCAACCTTGTCAGCCCATGACGTGCCGACCTTGAACCAGTCGACCGGCGTACGGCTGTAGGCGATGGTGACGTGCAGATCAGGGACGATATCGGTGAAACCCTGCGACTTTGCCCAGCGGATGATCTCGGCCTTGTTGATCACGTCACGGCGGACATAGAGCGTGCGCGGGGCCGCGTCACGGGTCGCAATGCGCTGGCGGCGCCCCTGGGCGGGATCATCGTCGTTGTCGGCGCCCAGGGCGGCCCGCACGTCGTCCTCATCCTCGTCCTGCTCGGCAAGGGCGCCATATTTTAGGATGGCTGCCTCCAGTCCTGCCAGCGTGCCATCCTCGATCAGCTCATTGACGAAGGCGTCCGAGAGGGCATCGATAGGCATCAGAGGCTCACTGGTCCCGCCAGTGCCGGCAATGGTCCGGGCTGCGTCGGACTTGGCCTTGAAGATCTCCGCCTTTTCCTTCTCGCTCATCTGCCAGAGCGGGTTCCAGACGTAGTGGATATCAGCATCACGCCCGCCAGTGGCCGAGCGGATCAGGCATTCATCAAGCATCGACATGGCCGGCTGCATTTCCAAAGACTGGCTGGATGCGATGCGATCATAGTAATTGCGCAGATCGCTCTCGCCCGAGGCATTAAGCCCACCAGGCGACTGGCCGAACAGACGCGTCATCGGAATATCTGCCGCACCACTGACGTTCTGGAAGAACCGGTCCATCAAGTCGGGCAGCGTCTGGAAGCTCGCTGACTTGCGCTCATACTTCTCCTTGCCGTCGAGGATCAACATGCGGTTGATGCTCTTGCCCGTGGCGGCGATACGATAGCGCTCTGTGACCTTCCGTTCGCCATCCGGAGTGCCGACATAGGCCATCAGGCCCTCCATCGTGACCACATCCACATTGGCCTCGAAGATCAGGCTCGCAATGTTAGCGGACGTAGCATCGGCCTGCTTCACGGCCTCCATGACCGAAGTCAGGATGCTATCCCCCCAAGCGAAAGACGCACCCGAGGTCATGTCGCGATCCGGCAACTCATTGCCGATGAAGATGGCAAGGCGTGATGGGTGAACCTTCACCTGCGCCGTTGTGCCAGCAACGATGGAATAGTCCTTCGGGCGGCCATAGAGCGGCGATAGCGGGTCCGTCTCGATTTCGCCGGGCTGCAACTGGTTCGGGGACAACACGGTCAGGAAACGAATGCCCCCTGCCCTTACCGCGTCGGGCCGGATCGGCTGGGAGGCATCATCGCCCAGGTCGATGTAGATCGCGGCGCCGCCAAACAGCCGAGCCTTCTTGCGTGCCTCCAGAACCTTTGCCTGAACGCCGAGGCGCTTTTCCTCCGCCTCGATCTGCTCGATCTGGTGGTTCTTGGCCTGCCACGCGCGCCATGCTCGGCAAGAATCGAGCGCGGGGATGTCGATGATCTTCCTGGGCAGCCAGGACGTGCGGTAAGCCGCCACGAGCTGCTGAACGTCGATCGCCGTCTCGGTGTAATAGACAGACGCCGCCTTGTCCCGCTCAGTACCCAGCCCGGCAATGGCGCTGGCCAGCCCGTCGCGGACGAAGGTCAGAATATTTCCCATGTCCGCCTCAAAGGTTGTCCAGGTTCATGCCGAGGAAGCCGCAGATATCGAGCACGGCATCGATGAAGGGATCGACCTGATCGTCGAACCCACCATCGGGGAACGCCGCCAGTTCGGATTCGAAGTCTTTCAGCCAAGGGGCCGACTTGGGCAGCATGACAAGACCGGCAGCAGCGGCCGGCACCACGTCGAGTGCCCTGGTGTATTTGTCCTTGTCACGCTGGACGGCAATGACCGGGATCGCCTTGCGTGTGAGGGATTGGATCAGGCCGGTGCCCGAAACCTTGTCCTCGATCGCCATCTTGCGAAGATGGCCGTATCGGTCGGCGTCCATGTCCTTGCAGCGGCCCCATAGAGCCACGGCGGTCTTTTCCAGTTCGGGCGCCTCGAACCTGCCCCGCACCACCTCGAGCAAGTAGGCCTTGCCGTCCAATCCGGCGCCCCAGTGTTCGAACACCGTGTAATCGTTGCGCTCCTTGGTCTTCTGCGCCGTATCGGCATAGAGCGCTCGCCATGCCAGCTTGGGCAGGTCGTCGTATCGGGGCATAAGCCCCGGCTTAAATAGGTTACCGCCCTCTACAGTCGGCTCCTGGGCGTATTGGCCCGCATAAACGTGCGGCGCCTGCTTGATGATCGCGATCTGCTCAAGCGTGTGCTTCTCGCTCCACAGAGGCCCGCTGGGCAGCCCGTGCGGGATCAGCGTGACCTTGCCCGCCGGCGCCTCTCCCTGCCCGTCTATGAGCACGGGGAGCTTGAGCAGACGCCATTCCTCGCCACTGTTCTCCAGCAGATGGGCCACGAAGTCATCGACGTGCAGCCTCTGCATGATCACGATGACCGGCACGTCCTCATGAGCGAGGCGCGACTTGAACGTGTTCTCCCACCTCGCGTTGATGAACTTCCGCGTCGTGTCCGACGACGCATCATCGGGCTTGAGCGGGTCATCGATAATCAGAGCGCCGGTAAATCCCGGCTCGGCCAGGATGCCAGCACGAAACCCCGTAATCGGCTGACCAGCAGCAGCGGCACGCAAATGACCGCCGGCCGTTGTGCGCCACAACCCCTTGGCGTTCTGGTCCGGGCGCATCTGCACCGGCCAATGGGCTTGGTAGCCCGGCAGGCTGATGACGTCCTTGACCTTGGTCGAGTTATCCAGCGCCAGAGGCTCGGCATAGCTGGCATGGATGAACCGCGAGCGCGGGTTGATCGCGAACCCCCGGGCGATGAAGTTGATCACCGCCAGCTCTGTCTTGCCGTAACCCGGCGGGATATTGATGATCAGCCGCTTGATCTCACCGGTAAATACGCGGTCGAGAGTATCGCAAATGACCCGGTGGAACTGCGCCACCGAAAAAGGCTGCCCCTCCTTCTCGATGAAGAACTTGCGAGTGAATGACAGATGGGACGCGAGCAGGTCTCCCCGCTCTTTCTCCCGATCGGCCTCAGTCCTCCTCGCCTCCTTCTCCGCCCGAATCGCCCGAAGCAATTCCGATCTGGACCATTGCGCGTTCAAGAAGGTCTAGCTCCTCGTTGCTCATGCCCTTGAGCTTTGTCGGATCGATCGTGCCGATGGTGCCCGAATGGGTGTGCTTTGCAGGGGCATGGCTGCCCTGCATCTTGTTTGCCTCGCTGATGGCAGAGACGGCCACACGCGGGTCTTGTGCCTCGGCTGCATCCGAGATGCGCTTGAGAGCGGCAAGCCTGTCAGCGGCGCTCCATTCGGCTTTCTCTGCCGCTTTCGCGCCCAACTCCGCTACTCGTGCCGCAATGTCCTCATTTGTCTTCAAGCGCCATGCGTTCTTGCGGTTCGGCCGATACCCCGCCTGTGCATAGGCATCGTCTGCCGTCTTGCCCTTGGCGAGAGCCTGGGCGAAGCTCTCATGACGAGGATTGGGGAGAATGGGCATGGTCAAAGAGTTCGCATTGTGGGGCATCGCCTTAAATGTGGCGGGCGTCCTCGGACTGTTCTATTTCGGAATGCCGTTCAAAATCCCCACCCGTGGGGCGTTGCTGATCGGCACCGAGCCAAGACCAGGTGCTCTCATGTGGGAACGCATCTACGGTATACTGGGCAAGCTCGCGCTGCTCGCCGTACTATCCGGTGCTGCATTGCAGGCATACGCTGTTTGGCAAACGCCATAGAGGCTACTATTTCCTCTCGCCCTTGCCGACACACACCGGCCGCCCATCACGCCAGCCGCAATAGCTCAGCACATGATCGCCGTGCTTCTGGCCAAAGCCGGCGCCCTCGTGCCCGCACTCCTCGCAGAAATAGACCGGCGCCATCGGCGTTACGGTCTCGTTGTTGCGCGTGAATGTCGGGCCGCTGGGGCGGTACTCGGTGGGCATGGCCGGAGCCATAGCATGAGTCGATCTGGCACAGGTGGCAGGAATCGAACCTACAGCGCTCGGTTTTGGAGACCGGCGCGCGACCATCGCTCACCCGCTTGCATTAGTGCCGGATCTCCGCCGCCGGCCGGGGAAAACCACTTTTCTAGCAACCGCCCCAAGGTTTCGTCACATTGGCCCGTCTAACCTTTGTATGCCAACCAAAGGAGAAACGAGCATGAAGAAAATTCTCACCGCACTGGCCGTTACGGGAGCCATCACTGCTGCGAGCATTGCACCGGCTCAGGCTTATGGCGGATTCAGGGATGGCGAATACGGCTACCGTGTCGGCTGTGCCATCAACTGGTACGTGTTCGGCAATTGGGACGTCTGCCAGGAACTCCTGCGCTAACGATCATCGCCAGCCCCACTCTCACTCAGGGGCTGGCACCCTTGGGGCCCCAACTGCTCAAATATCCGGCGCGGATTCGCGCTCGCCGCAATTACAGGCTAAGCTCAATCATCTCCAGCATTTGCGGCACGCTGGTGACGAAAGACAGAGGCCCTACAAGAGGTTTGCGCCTTCGCCGTTAACACGGGAGGAAACGCTATGGCTACTTATTTCACGCTCACTGAGCAAAGGAACACGTGTCCTGCATGTCATGCAGAAAACGTCTTGGTCGGCAGCGCACTGGTCGATGCTATGGACATATGCTGCTCGCGTTGCGGTTCATTTATTGGTCGCTGGTCGGAAAGTCTCGACCTCTCATCCGATGACGGACGGGGAACGACTCGCGAAGCCCAGGACAACGAGCGGAACAGATATGGACCGCGCCACCCGAGCAGGTGACGCGGCCAGGTAATCACTCGTCGGTCAATGTGTAGCTTTCCAGCTCACAGATATCGATCCCTGCCACTTCGAGTTCAGGCCCTTCGGCAGTCTCAAAGCGGAAATCGTATAGGCACTCGTCCGAACCGTCGCCGATGAACACCGTGCCTTCGTACCCCGGCTCCAGTATTCCGACCTCGCCGAGAAGGTCATCGCCCCAGAAATCGTCAGTGCTGGGAGAGGCGTAAAAATAGGTCAGCGTATAGCTGGAATCGTTGGTGAGCGTGAACTCAACGTCCTGCGCTGCGGCCGGGATGGCGACGAGCATGGCTGCGATCGATACTGCAGCTCCAAACTTTAGAATAATCATGGAAATCTAGCCCTAAACGGCTGCACCTCGCAGCCGGACGAGGGCTTTTGGCATGAAATTCGGCGCCAAGCCACAGCGATATTTGTGCGCGTCACCCGTGGGCGGCGCGCTTGATGAATCTAAGCTGTTAGGTGGCGGTACTTCGCCCCAGATGGAAGCGGCCGGCGGAGTACCGATCATGCTCGAAGGCGCGGGCCACGAAAGCCTTGAAGCGCTGCATGGCAGACGGCATCCTGGCATTGCGTGCGGCCTGGTCGAGTTCGAGACGGTCGCGGTGATCGAGCAGGTCGAGGCGCAGCACCGCCGAGACAAGCCCAGTGAACAGCGAGACGAACAGGCCAAGGAACGCGGCGAAGTGGGAACGACGCATGGGGCAGTCCTTTCGATGTGGGGGGATCGGCTGAAAGTTCGTCCAGCCTATCGAGAACACGCGATAAATCGCTGATTTTGACCCACTATGTCCAATCGAGGTTGTGTCACCGTTGGCGTTCAAGCCTCATCAATGAACCAGTCCAGCCCTTTTTGCGTGATCGCATAAACGCGGTGCTTCATTTCAGCTTGATACCAGCGCCGTGTCTGATCGTTGGTGCCGTGTGGCGTCTCTCCAGCGACGGGCTCGATGCTCTCCGCAATCAGGCCGTGGCGCTCAAGCCATTTCACGGTGCTAATCCATACCGATGATTGCGGCTGCCGCAACGTCCATGCAGCATCGGGATAGGTGCCGCATTCGCTTGCCCGCTGCCTCACTATCCTGTCACCTTCCGAAAGCTGCGCCAAGACGACAATCTTCTTTTCGTGTGCGGTCAGTGCCAAAGCTCGACCCCTTGGGCGTTCAGTTGCCGAGCGATATGGCTCGCAGCGAAGTCCCTATTCCGCTGAAATGTGGTCAAGGGCATTCCGAGCCATCGGGCCACCTCTCTGCCGCTGTAGCGCTTCGCCTGTCCCCGGGCGGCGGCGATGAGCACCTGCCGATGTTCGGGGTAAGCCTTCACGGCACCATTGAGCCAGCCCGGCATTCCGCCAGAGCCCAGCAAGACAGTCTCCATGCGGCTGATCTGGAGTGCGTTGGGCTTGATCACGGCCTTGAGCCGGCCCTGGTGGATATTTTTCGCAAGCCGCTGCTCAGCGATATCGATTTGCTCCAGCATATATTCTGGCCATGCGGCCTTCATCCGTTTGTGACCCACCCTGCCCTCTATAGCGCTGAGGACACGGAATGCATCGGCTAAGGCGAAGCGGACGCTCCTGGCGTCCCATTGCTTCATGGTGGTTCGATCGAGCGCGGCGTGCATGCGTGTCCCTATAGGTCCAGAACGGCTTTGTAGAGATCACCGGCGGCAACACCGGCGAGGATTTGGCGACTGAGGTCGGGCAGGTCCGTTTCGCGCCTGACTGCCTCCTCCGCGATCAGGGTCCGATGCAGCGCGGCAACCGGCACCCGGACGATGCCATGCGTGTGCTTCTGGCCATCGAGCCGGAAACCCCAGACGTTCATCATGTGGGCTATGACATTGGCAGTGTCTTGCTCGCCTAGGGCGCGTTCGATGGCCGGGGCGGAAAGCCCGCGACCGGCATGAACGCCGATCCAGAAGCTCTTGCGATTGGACCAGCGCTCGGTGAACAGCGGATGCCCCAGCCGCTCATCTTCCCGCCCAAACATTCCGAGCTGAACTTCCTCGACCATCAGAACGGCACCTGATCTGGCATGCCGGAGAAATGCTCGAGATCGCGCTGGACCGCTTCCGGCAATGGCGGGGGCGGCTCGGCGGCCGGCATGGCCGAAACCGACTTCCGCTCTTTCCCCAGGCTCCAGACAATCTTCTTGTCGTTGTCGCGCCCCATATACCCGGCGTTCATCAGCGCCGTGCCGGTCCTGCCCATAACCTCGACCAGTTCCTTGTTCCGCTGTTCGACGTCGTTCTCGGGCGCCTTGAATGTCCAGCGCTTGCGAACGTAGGCTCGCCAGACGTTGAACGGCACGGCCTTCTTGATCTGGGGCCCGACACGCACGCCACTCGGCATGTCTATGCCGGCGTCCGCCACGGCATCAACCAGACAGTCCAGCACCAGCTTTTGAGCTGGGTGAAGACGCCCGGTCTTGGTTTGCTCCTCGTCCGGCTCCGAACTTGGTGTGTCGAGGACGCAGGTGGTTATCTCGAAGCCGTCATCGTCGTGCCCGAGCTTTATCTGGCGAAGGATAAAGCGCCACGCGATGCGGTTCGGGCCATTCTTGTTCTTCTCCAGCAGGGCCTTGCGAATGATCCGGTTGTCGGCGTCCTTGATCTCCTCCCCCGGCATCTTCCGGTTGGGCGACGGGCGGCGCAGCGTGCTGATCTCGATCACCTGCGAGACGTTCGCGGTCAAGGACGAGTGCCCGCGCACCCGGCTGCCCTCGCCATTCATGTGATGCACAAGGCAGACCGTCGAGCCGGTCTTGTCGGCGATCCGATTCACGCGGCCCAGGACCTTGCCCACTTCGCCGGAGTGGATCTCGTCCAGCCCCTCGGTAGCGACCGAAAATGTATCGATCACGATCATTTCGAGGCTGCCGTAATAGTCCTCCCATTCAAGGCACTCGGCGATGAAGGCGTCGACGCTCTCGTCGCTCATGAGGCTGAATTTCTGCCCGTCCCCGCCGCCCATGATGACAAAGGGCACGTCCTGATCCCGAGGGACATCATGGTCGCGGCGCCAGCCCTCATAGCGCAACTCGACGCCCTTGCGGTCCTCTGAGGCCATGTAGATCACGGCGCCCTGCCGAACCTTCCGGGCCTGATCGCCCTTTCCATAGCCAAGGCCCAAGGCGATCTTCATGCCCAGGTCGATGACAAAGAACGATTTGCCGGATTGTTTCTCCCCGGCAACGATGAACACGCCGCCGCGCTCAATGAGCCCCTTGACGAGCCAGTCATAGACAATCTTGCTGCCGGCAAGGTCCATGCCCCGCTGAGCCGCGAATTTCGACACCGGAGGGGCAGGTCGCCAGTCCGGCAGGCTGTCGATGATCCGGTGAAGCTCATCGGCTGTTCCGCCGGCCTCTACCCAATTGGTTAGATCGTGCTTGACCGGGAAGTTCGGGACGTGATCTGCGAAATTGAGAATACGGATGCGCCGGGCAATGCCCTTGAGGCTCTTGGCTTTCGCCTCACCGGCCGCGATGCCCACCTCATCATTGTCGACCAGGATGATGACGTCGGCACCTTTGAACAGTGCGGCGAGTTCGGCCGTCCAGTTCTTTGCGCCTCCGGAGTTGGTCGACGCTTCAAAGCCCAGCGTAACAGCCGTATCGGCATCCTTTTCGCCCTCGGGCAGCAATATCGGTCGACCAGCGGCTATCGCCTCCTCGACCTTATTGTGGCGGTAGATCGTGTGCCCGATCCCGTCGAGGTTCCAGATATAGCCGCCTTTTCCATCGGGGCGGCGCTGGCGGAAGGTCTTATCGATCTGGCCATCCTTGGCGAGGCGCCATGATCCGTCCGGCAACACCCACTGCCCCCGCAACACCTGATACAGTCCGTCTCCGTCGGAATTGTGGTAGGTGTAACCCTTCACCCATTTGAGCCTGCCATCGTCGCCCGGGCCGCCCTGGGGCTGCGGCTCTTGCCGGGCTTCGGGCGCTGGGTCAGACTCCCGCCGCTCCTGCGGCCTCTCGCGCGCCTCGATATAACCTTCCTGCTCGAGCCATGCCATTGCGGCGGCATTGTCGTCGCCAAGACCGGCCTCTCGCTGCACAAGCTCGATGACATTTCCGCCCTCGCCGGCTTCATGGTCGAACCAGCACGCCTTCTCGATATTGATCGAGCGTGAGCCGTAGCTGCCCCACTTCTTTTCCTTGTCGCTCGAGAGTTTCTTGTTCGGCTCCCCCCAGAATGACTCTGCAACAGGCTGTATGATCGCGGGCCAGTCGTGCTCAGCCATGCTGGCGCTCCCGGCGTCTTGCCGTCACAATGCGCTGGCAATAGACTCGGAAATCGTCCTCGACCGGCTCGACGATGCGGAGCGTGTCCCGCAACGCCTTGAGCACGGCAATCCGCCGTTCCATCTTCGCATAGGGCTTGTCGCCCCGCGCCGCGTGGAACTCCTCGGAGACCTCGGCGCTCAAGAGGCATTCGCTAACCTCGCTGAGCATATCGTTGAGGGTGATACGGCCGTTGGTCATTCCACCACTTCTTCGATCAGATCGAGGGCGATCGGGAACCGCTGGCGAACATTGAGCAGTTGAGCCTCGGTGCCCACCCAAGCGTAGGCGCGCCCCGCGGTCATCTTTTCCCCGGACATATGCAGAAAGTTGCCCTTGCCATCCGTGAGGCGGAATCGCACCCCGTTCGGGCGCCTGACCGGCGTGCCCTTTGCTTCCCGCCGCAGCGGGTTCGGAAGGACCTCGGGCAGTACCACAACTTCCTCGCCCGCGCGGGGCTCAGGGGCAGTCGGCAGCTCGCGCTCTGGTATCGCCGGACGCTGGCGCATGTTGTGGCCACTGATATAGCCGGACACGCTTGTCTGGCGGGCCCCAAGATGGGCGGCTATCTCGAAGTCGCTCCAGTCCGGATGTTCCGCAAGGCATGCGATAATGCGGTCCTTGAGGGTTTCCTTCGCTGCTTGTAGCGAGGCGGGCGCCTCTTTGACTTCTGCCACATCGGCCTTGAGAGCGGCATTCACCGCCTCGCGCTTCACCTTGGGCAGATAGACCGACACGCTGGATCGCGGTGCATCGAGGAGTTCCGCAATCTCTCGGGCCGTCATGGCCGGGTGCTCGGCGTGGGCCGCCTTAACGCGCTCGTAAAGGGTGGGTGCCGTCTCTCCGGCTGTCACGTCCATTCTCTCAGACGTTGCAGCCGGTGCCCGGTCGCCGGCAACCCTACTCGCCGCCTCGGCTTCCTGAGGCCCACTGGCCGGTGCCAGCGGTTCGGACATCGCGGACCCTGAGGTCGCTTCATCGACGGCTTTCGCTACGGGATGGGGTTCGGCAGCGACTTCCGGGGGGATGGAAGCCGCTGCCTTGCCAGCCATGGGGGATGGCTGGGGTTCGTATTCGGGGGTGGTGACCAAATCGTTGGATTTGGAACTGTCATCCCCGGAGTTGCTGGCGTTTTGGGCGGTGCCCTCAGCGCCTACCAAATTCTCATCGTCCTGGCCGGATAGGGTGGGGCGTTCATACCGCCGTGCCCTGGCGATGAAATCCTTGATCTCAAGTTCGTCGAGCTGCAGCGAAAGGCATGCCGCACGGTGATCGCGCAAGCGGGACTGAACGACCTCAAGTTCGGCAATGGCGTTCGACAATATCGGGTTCATGATCACGCTCCTCAGAAAGGAATCTCATCGTCCATGCCGCCGGCATCGGCCACATTGGCCGATCCGCCCGACCGGCTTCTGGACGTGCCGTAGTCATCAGGGCTGTCGGGAGAAGGTGGCCTGCTCGATCCTTCCTGGCGATCAAGCAGCACCAGGTTGGCACCGAAACCGTTCAGCACGATCTCGGTGGTGTAGCGATCGGTCCCGTTCTGATCGGTCCATTTCCGGGTCTGTATCTTGCCCTCAATGTAGACCTTGCTGCCCTTGCGAAGATACTTTTCGGCCACGCCGGCCAGGCCGTCGCTATCCTTCCCGCCCCAGACAATGACCCGGTGCCACTCGGTGCGTTCCTTCTGCTCGCCGTTCGATTTCCAGCGCTCGGAGGTGGCGACCGAGAGGGTCACGACCTTAGTGCCGTTCTGGGTGGTGCGGACATCGGGGTCCTGCCCGAGATTGCCCAGCACGATGGCCTTATTGATCGATGACATGGCTATGCCTCCTCAGGCGACTTCTGCGTTGTTGGGGGAAATGGCCGATAGATCGGCACAATTGACGGCCACCAGCGCCTCGGCTAGCGGCGGGCAGACGGAATTGCCGCAGCACGAGCCCTGAACCGTGGCCGAGAGCTTCGACCCATCCGGCCGGCGGTCGATGATGTAGCTGTCGGGAAAGCCTTGAGCCCGGAACCGCTCGCGCGGCGTCAGCATGCGCATGCCGATATCGGCAATGGCATAGGTTTCACCGTCGACGTCGACGGCGACCAGCCCGAAGTGAGAACGGCGGTGCAAAATTAGTCCACGGTAGCGGCTGGATTGTCCTGCTGCGGGCGGCTTAAAAGTCGTCCACCTAT